GATGTCTTCCCAGAGAGATTCCCATGTCGCCCGCTGATGCACTAGTTCCGCATGGCGCTGCAAAACCTTGTCGGCGAGTTCGGGATTTTTTCCGGTCATTTGGTATCAGTCAAAACTGAATCAACCGAGGGTCGAGTAGCCGGTCGTCATGGGAGCCTGCGAGCTTTCCCCGGCGAGAATGGATTTCCGCATCCCTTTGCGACGAGCGGTCTCCGCTGCCATGTCGGCTTGCGAGCTACCCGGATCAACCTGCGCAGCGGGCGCGGGCTTATTGGCCTCCATCTGCGCGATCATGTCCTCCTGCGCCTTGCGCTGGGCCTCGGCCTGCTGGCGTTGGAGTTCCATTTGCTGGCGCTGCATCGCCGCTTGCTGATCGGCGGCTTGCTGCATGCGTTGCTGCTCGGCTTGCGCGTTTTGCTGTTCTTGCTTGCTCGGGCCTTTGCGTCCGCCTCCTCCAAACCACGCTAGGCAGGGTGAGATGATAGGGTTTTCTTGGTGGTCAGTAAGTCGCATCGCTTTTGGAGTTTTTGGGTTTCGTAAACTCGGAGCGGGCGGTCTCGCCGACTCCATGCGATGAATGGGAGACGATACGGGGCGAAGTTGCAAGGGTTATTTTGACTGATACCACTATATATAGTGATCAGCCAGCAGTTCTGACACAACCTGTGGTATGCGTGAGCCGCATCGCGCCAGCGTTCCTCGGGGTCGTGAATGTCCACCGGGCGGGCCAGCATGAAGAAGTCCTCGGTGTTGATGACCACGCCATTCCATGCGGTGAGTTCGACCTCCTCGGCGAAGGATCGCGGCTGCGGGTAGCGCCGGTAGAGGTCGAGGATTTGGAGTTCCAGTTCGCGTTTCACCGCCGCACCTTTCCGAATCCACCGCCTCGGAATCCTGCCATGACTCGGGTTGCTTCGTGGCGCTCGGCTTTCCGTGGGATCGCGGAGCGGTCGATCACCATCCCGCGCTTGATAGCCTGGTGCGAGAGACTGAACGCATCGCAGAAGTGACTGCTCCAATCATGCACCGGCACATCCTTGATGGTCACCCCATCGCGCTCCTCCTTGGAGTGGTAGGCGTCGAGCGCCTCGATCCCATCCGCGCATCCGGCCTCGTTGATGTGAATGCGAGGGAACGCATCATTGGCCAAGTTGATGCCATCCCATACCGAAATCTGCCGAGGCACAGGGCAGACGCCGGCCAGCCCGCTGCGACCGAGCGCCTCCTGCCAGAGTCCACCGACTTCCGCGGCGGCGTCATGCGGGATGAAGTGACCCCCGTATCCGTATTGGCGCTCCTTGAGCCTTGCCGCCCAATCCGCTGGCGTCTTGCACTCGTCGCACCCAGAGAGGGATTCCAGATAGTTGATGCGGTCGCCGACCATCTGCCAAATCCAGACCTTTTGATTCAGCGGAGCGCCCACATCCCATGAGGTGTAGACCGGCAGTTCCTTGAACCACAGGATGTCGTTGGTGACCCGCTTCTCGGCTCGGGCCTTTTCCAATGAGCGCACATAGATCGCGCCCGGGCGACCGATGTTGAACGAGCATTCGTATTCCTGCTGGAACGCATTCTCCGTGGTCCCGCGCCGGATGTCGGCGAGTTCCTCCTCGGGAATGATGTGGCTCTCGCTCGCCTTGAGCATGAGCGTGAACCACTCGTTGTCAGCACACGCCCGGTTCCACATCTTCCAGAAAATGTTTCGCCCCTTCGGCGTTCCCACCCATGTCGCCCAGCCTTGGTAGTCGGTGAGTGTGGGCCGGATGACATTGTCCCATGCCGCTGGGTCGAGGTCGGCGGCCTCGTCCATCACGACCCCATCGAGGTAGATGCCGCGCAGGCGCTCGTAGGCTTCGCCCGAGTAAAGCCGGATCGTGGCCTCGTTGTGGAAGGTGATCGCGAGATCGGCCTTGTTGATGACCACGCCGGGGATTTGGCTGGTGAACTGAACGAGGTATTTCCACGCGATGTCTTTCGCCTGCTCGCGGGTCGGAGCCACATAGGCGTAGCGGAGGGGCGGTCCGCTGCGCTTGTGCGAGAGCGCCTTGGCGATGAGGTCTTGGATGCAGACGAAACTCTTTCCGGCGCGGCGGTGCAGCACCATCACCGCCCAGCGTTGTGTGCGGTGCAGGTAGCTTGCAAGCTGCGGGCGCGGGATGATGTCGATGTTGATCATGGCTGTTTCCACATCCAAACCCACTTGTCTCTACCGGGCCTTCCAGATCGTGTATCGGTTCCGGATACAGAACGACCGACCCGCTTCCATCCATCAAATCTATAGGTTTGACCATTGTGCAGGTCGGCATCTTGGTAGCTCACGGCATACTCGTATCCGAGTGCAGGGAATACGAATTCCCTCCACAACCGGAGAGCAACACGGCAGAGTCCACAACGGGCAGCACATAGGCGCGATAGCTCGATGGTGTTGTCACGGGTCATCCATTTGCAACCACCACCCACAACCGGCGAGATTAAGTTGCTTGCAGTCGTAACAGCCACGGCTCGGCCTTCGTGAACTATTGCATGGCAGGTTGCGTCTTGATTCCCTCGGTGAAGCGGCCCCATTTTGTGACCCCAGTGTTGAAGACACAAATTAGCTTCTTTCAACGAGACTTGATGAAATTCAACAAACGGAATCAAAAGCGGATTGATGTTAGTTTCCACCGATGCGGATGTTGATGTCCATGGCCCCGGCGACCTCGATCTTCTCGGGTTCGTTCCATCCCATCGCCTTCGCGAGCATCTCACCATACTTCGCGCAGGTCGCCGATTCCGGCGGCATTTCCATGAACCGCTCGCGGAGTGTTTCGAGATAGGTCTCGCGTTTGTAGCTCATCTTGGATTCCGACTTGGCGCGGAGTTCGTCAATTCGGAAGGCCACACTTGCATTTCCTTGCAATTTGCAAGCGGCACCATCGGCTCCCTTTTCGGAGTAACCGGCGCGGATGTAGGCTTGGGTGAGCGACAATCCGCTCGCGACCCCTTGGCAAAACGCCTCTTGTTTCGGGTTCAATTTCATAGGGTTGATGGTATCAGTCAAAATTGATCTTGACAAGTATTGGGAATCTCCCCCTCATACTCCCCCTGTGGTTGTTATTTCGATGTGGGTCATTTCTTCGGCCTTCGTTTTGACTTTGCTTTGGACAAAGAGGATTTCGATGGTTTCCGGGTCGTCGTCTTCGATGAGTTTCGCGTAGCGCAACTGGTCAATGAGCGGCTTGCAACCTCCTGCGTAGTTGTCTGCATCAAGTAAGCGAATGGATTTTCTTTCAATGCGGAGTCGAGTGCGCGGCGGGCGCGGACTTTCTCCTTTTGGAGTGTCGTCCAGTGCTGGCCGAGGAGCCGGTTGAGGCTGGGCGTGAGGTAGCCGCGAAGTTGAAGTGTGAGTGAACACTCCCGGGCTGGATTCGGTGTAGCCGAGTTGTCTGAGTTGTTCATGGGTCCAGTTCATGGTTTGAGGCCCGCTGCTTTGAGCCACGCATCGAGATCGTAGCCGTTGAGCGTTGTGTCGCGAAATTGGATTGCCTCTCTCAATGCCTCCCTCGCATCGTCGCGCTCGCGTTCCAGTTTGCGGCTTAAATCTTGAACATCTTGCAGCGGTTCAGTGTATCCTTTAAAACAAGCCCATGCCGCATCCGTCTCTGGTGTGTCACTCATCGTTTTTTCCTTTCTCGCAGCATTTTTATGATCTCGGGGTATTTCGCCGGGTAGAATGCCGCGTCTTTGATTTTGTCCGCAGGTAAATCCATCGTGGAGCAGACTTGGCTGAACGCTCGGTTCTTAAAAAAATGCCGAGCCGACCGCCGAGCCTCCACCATGATCGCCCTTTGGTGTTTCGATTTGTATTTCTGGCGATTCCAGATGTCCTCGACCGCCTGCAAAATAATATTGCAGGCTAAGTCTCGGACTCCTTCTAGGTGGTAGTCAGAAGGAGATTTCGTCATCGGAGGCGCGGGCGGCGGCGAGGCGTTCGTTGAGCGTGGCCAGCCGGTCGCTGGAAAGCGGCTCGGTTTCCCGTGGACTGGATTCCAGCGGGTTGAGCCATTTGATCTTGTGGCGAAGTTGGCCGTTGTATTCCTCGGCCTCGACCGTGATCCGGCACTTCTGGCCGAGAAAAGGCGACTTGCCAGCGTCCAGCGATTTAATGTCCCACTCGCGGCCAAATGCCTGGTCGAGCGTGTCACAGGTGCGCTTGGTGGCTTTCTCGGTGAGCCAGCCCTGCCAGACGATTTCCCGTCCATGCTGGTCGCTCTCCGGGTCATCGATGAGGAGCGGCACTCGGATAAAATCCGTGCCTGTCTTCGTCGTGCCCAGCCATCCGTTGCCGGGGGCTTTTACTTTCGCGATGTATTTGCCTTCGGCGGTCACATAGCGGTTTTGTTTGTCTGCGAGTTCGTGTGTTGTTGTCATTGTGTTGTTTGGTTGTTGTTGTTGGGGGGATTGGTATCAGTCAAAACTTCAGAAGTCCAACAAATCAAAATTGTTTCTGATTGCGGAAAATTTATTCCATTGCACCGAGCTTTTCCCGGCGATTTCGTTGATCGTCCATAACGCCCAACAATCTAATTCCGAAACATACGCCGCAAGAATGTCAAAATCACCAGTCTCGTAATTTGTCCAAGTCGCACCGCTTGATGCGGTTCTTTTTTTTGTTGAGGTAGATATATGCCATGAGACATTTGACTTTGGGGTGGCTTTTTTAACCTGCACAGATTTTGCCAAAAACGGATGTTTTCTTACAATCAAATCGGCTTTTTGAGCGTGTCCCCACGGCATAAAAACATCATAGCCCATTTGATACACTTTTAATGCAAAAGCCATTTCAATAGCCGCGCCGATACGGCAATTTTCATTTGACCTATCAATTGAGATAGCATCTCTATATTGTTCAATGTCAAATAAAGTTCCTTGTGTGATCA